CTAGTCAATTAAATTCTGGCAATGTAAAAATGTTACGCGCAAAATGGAATGAAGAACTAATTAAGGAACTTGAAGGGTTCCCAAATTGCTCTCACGACGATCAGTGTGACTCATTGTCTAGGTGCTTTATGGAACTTCAAAAGAATCACGTCATGCAGTTTGCCACCATAACTGGATTGTAGTATTAAAAATTGGAGAGAATAATGATAGAAACATTTATATTAGTTTGCATTGTTTGGTCGGCATTAAAATGGTTGCATGGACAAGGTAGCGGAAAATCTTGGAAAAAGTAAGCGCTCACTTGCAATTACAATAAATAGCTGATACCCTTGCGAAAATTACTCGTTACACGAGGGTTATCGCATGGCACAAGCACAGAAAAAAGGCGTTCGCACGCAGCATCCAGATTATGTGGATATGCTTCCGCAATGGCGTAAGAGCCGGGACGTGTTCGCTGGCACGGAAGAATTGCGAAAGAATACTACCGAATATCTGCCTGCTTTAACAGATGAACCTCCAGCCGCTTACCAAGCCAGATTAAACCGCACAGTTTTATACAACGCCACATACCGCACTATTCAGGGCATGATTGGCATGATATTCCGCCGTCCTCCTGTAGCAGAATGTCCAGCTAATACAGAATCAATGCTTGAAGATATTACGTTGACTGGAATTCCGTTGACGGCATTCGCGCAGGATATTGCAGAAGAGTGTATGGTGGTTAGTCGGGTAGGGCTATATGTCAATTACCCGATTACAAGCGATTCCATGACTATTGCAGACGCTCAAGCAATGAATGTGCGTCCGTATATGTCAATCATCCGTGCAGAGCAGATAATCAACTGGCGGCAACGTAGAGTCAATAACAAATACGCGCTTTCAATGGCTGTCATTCAGGAAGATCATTCGATTCCTATTGATGATTTTGAGGATACGATTGTTACCCGCTATCGGGTATTGGATTTGGATGAAAATGACGTTTATCGTGTACGCATATTTGAGGTGCAGGAAAAGAATCGTCAAGCAACAGACGTAGAACTTGAACGGTTTTATCCGACAATGAATGGCGCGGTAATGAATTACATTCCGCTGTATATCATCGGTGCGGATAACGTAACGCCTGATATTGATACGCCAATGATGATTGATATTGTCGATACCAACATCGCACATTTTCAGGCTTACGCTGACCTAGCCAGCGGCTGCCATTGGTCTGGAACCCCAACCATGACAATAACAGGCCATACGTTGTTACCTAATGAGACTCTTCATGTGGGGGCTGGCAAAGCATTGGTATTACCTAATCCTGCTGCTAAAGCGACAATGGTAGAAGTTGGTACTGCCGGATTCAGCGCGTTAGATTCGCTGCTTAATCGGCTTGAAATGCACATGGTATCACTCGGAAGCAGACTCCTTGAGGGGCACAAAGTACAAGCCGAATCCGCTCAAACTGCGATGATATATCGGGCGGGCGAACAATCAATTCTGGCAAGTTTGGCACAATCAATTTCAACTGGTATCACTGTTGCGCTAAAGACATTTGCTGAGTGGGCTGGCGATGATTCTGCTGATGTACGATTCGATTTGAACCGTGAATTCTTTGCACAACCAGTTACACCTGAAATGCTAAATGCACTTGTAAGCGCATGGCAGGCTGGCGGAATATCTGCCGAATCGCGTTTCGCGTATCTCAAGCGTTCGGAGTTCTACCAGCCACACGAAGAGTTTGAGGATGAAGAAATGCTGATTAAAAATGGGATAATTAAAAATAAAGGGAATAATAATGCCACTGATTAAAGGTTATTCAAAGCGTTCTGTGTCAGCCAATATACGCACAGAGAAGGCTCACGGAAAAAGTCAGAAACAAAGTATAGCCATTGCACTATCTGTTGCACGAAAGGCTAAAGCGAAGAGGAAGAAATGATAGTGAGTGCTTACTTGACAAATGTAAATAAATGATTTATTGTAAAAATACTGCAAGGTTGCAGATAACTGGGATGGTTAAATAAAATGCCTATTGAACTTATTGTTGACACGCTGGACGCAGTACCGGAAGCATTGAAAAGTATGTATGTTGCAAGTGAAGGTAAATTCAAACTTGATGTAAACGGGATTGAAGATACCAAAGGATTGAAGTCTGCGCTTGAGAAAGAGCGTACAGCAGCGAAAGAAGCGCGTGAAGCGTTGAAGAAGTTTGAGGGGATTGACCCTTTGAAAACTAAAGAATTCATGGCGAAGTTTGAGAATGATGAAGAAGCTCAGCTGATTGCCAACGGTAAGATTGATGAAGTATTCCAGAAGCGCACTGAGAAATGGCGACTGGAAGAAGAGCGACAAAAGAAGGAATTGGGTGACAAGATTGCAGCAGCAGAATCAAGGGCGAATACCTATAAAGATAGGGTTCTTGATGACGCATTCCGGTCTGCCGCTAACAAGATTGCAGATATTCAGACTGGCGCGGTAGATGAAATGTTGCTTGGACATCTACGCACTATTTTCGCACTTGATGAGAATGGTCGCGCAGTTCAGTATAATGATGATGGTTCGGTTGTTATCGGGAAAGATGGGAAAAGCCCATATTCTCCGGAAGAGTATCTTGAAGGGTGTCGCGCTACGAAGCCGTGGCTGTTTAAGGTAACATCTTCTGGTAGCTCGGCAACAGGCAAACCGCAGAAAATCGGTGGCAAGGATTTTTCAAGCCTACCACCCGTAGAGAGATTGACAGCAGCACGAGCAGCAGCAGCGGGACGTAAATAGTAGCAACGTATTACACTTCGGGACGGAGTGCTGTGTAACGAAACTTACTAGGTCGGGATGACCGTGGTATGAAAACTAAATCTCAACTTTTTAAGGAGTATCATCATGGCACTTACCCTTGTTGTGATTTTGATTGATTGATTGTATGAATAGAAGCGGAATATATAAATTAACGAATACAGTCAACGAGAAAGTTTATGTTGGCAGTGCTGTTAATTTAGGTAATAGAAAAGAGAATCATTATGCGTGTTTAAGGAACAACAAGCACAAAAATGGACGCTTACAGCATTCATGGAATAAGCATGGTGAAGCATCTTTTGAGTTTTCAATACTGGAATATGTTGAAGACAAAAATAATCTTATCGAACGCGAGCAGTTTTGGATGGATTTTTATGATGTTGTTGGTGATAATGGCTACAATATTTCGCCAAAGGCAGGTAGTTCATTGGGAGTAAAGCATACAGCAGAAACCAGAAAACGAATGTCAGAATCTAGAATTGGTAAGAAATTATCAATTGAACATTGTAAAAAAATATCTGAAGGTAATATAGGTCGCGTTGTAACCGCAGAAACTAGACAAAAATCATCCAATACACAAAAAGGAAGGTCTATGAGTCCATCGCATTACGCTAATTATTTAGCATCACGACTGACAATGAATTATGTACCTTCTCCCGAAACAAGGGAAAAGTTATCAGAATCAGGAAAAATCGGATGGATTACTCGTAAAATGAATCTTTCAAAATCATAGGAGCAATATCATGGCTATTATTAAACTTGTAGGAAATGTATTTAAGGCATTATTTGCCTATATCTTTGATCCTGTATATGTCGCATTGACAAATTACATGGCTCGTCAAGGGATGATTGCTGGTGCACTTACGCTGGTTGAGGCTGCAAAACTGGAAACTGGCGATGCAGTTCGTCAGGCTATTATCGAAATGTATGCAGGTTCGTCTGCAATTCTCCAAAATCTTCCGTTTGAAGGCATTTCAGGCAATGCGCTGAAATACAATCGTGAAGAAAGTCTGCCCGGTGTTGGTTTCCGTGGCGTGAATGAGTCTTATACACCTTCTACTGGTGTTCTGAATCCTCTGACTGAATCGCTGGTTATCGCTGGTGGTGATTTGGACGTGGACAAATTCATCATTGACACGATGGGCATGAATCAGCGTTCCGTTCACGAAGCAATGAAGATTCGCGCACTTTCGCTGGCATGGACTCGCAAGTTCGTCAAGGGCGATACCGCAACTGACCCGCGTGAATTTGATGGTCTGCAAACTCGTATCACTGGCAATCAGAAGATTCAAGCCGGTACTACAGCTAACGGTACTGCATTGTCGCTGAATAAGCTGGATGAGGCGATTGACCAGACATTGAATCCTACCCATCTGTTGATGAGCAAGGCAATGAAGCGTCGTATCACTCAAGCATCGCGTAGT